CAGATTCTTCTTAATAACAATGATGACTTCTCAAGATTCATCATTATGATTTGGAGTCTCTTTGCTGGTTTTGAAATTCTTAATAAGGACTTCATAACCGTTGCTTACTCATTCGTATATTGAGGAGGTAACTAATAATGGCTAAAAAGATATACCCCGGTAACTGGGTCACAAACTTAAGTAGTTACCAAGGCCAGCCAGTCGTGGCTTGCCCAGGTCGTGTTTATTACCACAAGGTTGGTTATGCATTAGTAACTTCTACAGGAGCTACTGAATTTGCAGTTACCATCCCTAGTCCTGATATGCGTGGCGACGACAAAGTTCGTGCCGACATCACAGGATTAACAATTCCATCAGGAGCAAACGTATACCACGTAGGTCTTCGTGTTCCTGATATGCGTAAAGATCTTGGAGTTGGTACTGCCGCTTCTGGTCTAGTTGGTACTAACGGCGACACTATTGCAGTAAAAGATGCTGCTGCCTCAGCGGCTGCTACCATCTCAACTACTGTTGTTTCCTCTCCAACTATTGCAGTTGCAAGTTTAACTATTGCACCAACATCTGGAAAGAAAGGAATCGTAACCGCAGCAGTTCTTGCAGGAGCAGAGACTCTTAAGGTCTATGTTCGTAATGCAGCAGGTAATGGTACTGGAAGTGCTTTATCTTCTACACAAACTGGTGGTACACCAATCATCGTTGAAGTTTCATACTTCATAGACGATGAGGTTGCTGGATTGGATGATACATACATCCCATTCATCACAGAGACCTAAATTACTAGGTTTTCTCACTACAATAAGAGCATCTCTTACGGGGTGCTCTTTTTTAATTTATGGCGTTATATCAAAATCAAAAAAACGGTCAGGTTGTCGAGTTCATTGGACATCACGACAAAGACTGGGCAATGGTCAAGAATGCAGCAGGTGTAGTTCAATACGTCGCCTTGGAGGACTTAGTTTCATACGAAGCAAATAAAGGTCGAACAGGTCAGAAAGTTGAACCCGTCATCATAGACGAGAAGGATGAAGATAAACTTCCTGAAGCCGTCATCCCTGCCGATACAAGACTGAATGTCAATGTTGCTACTGCTGAAGCATTAGCCAAGCAAGTTAAAGGTATTGGCTATGCCACTGCTAAGAAGATCATTGAATTGAGATTGTCTTTACCTGCAGAAAGGTTCTCGAAATTAGATCAACTTAAAAAGATCGCAAGAGTTGACTGGGAAGAGGTATTTAAAGAAGACCTTATCTACATTGCCTAGAATAAAGCGAAAGTCGCTTTTATAGAGATTGGAGCTTAACGACTACGACAAAAGCCGTACAAGGTTCCATCTTGGCTACAACACCGGAGCAAATTTGCCTGCCGGTGATATCGCTCGCTTAGAAGAAGCACTAGCTCGTGTTCCTGATAGTTATTTCTATGACAGGATCATTGAACATTTGAATCGTTGCGACAAGGCTTACAGATTATCTCAGGTATTTAAGTCTGAGACATCTCCACAGCCAAATATGATTCAAAGAATCACAGGGGATACTGACAGGCAGATAATGCAGTCAGATCCTATTAAGGCTGATAAAACATATCGTGAAATCTATCTTCGTGAAGTCGATCGATTAGCTGAGACATTATATGTCGCTAATTACAGACGAGAGGAGGTAAGACGTTATGCATTTGATCGGTCTGGTGCTGAATTTATCATGGCGGTAAAAGGTCCAGCTGATACGGCGGTTGGAACAAGAGTTGCACAAGCCGTTGGATCACAAAACTGGAGGTAACTATTCATGGGTAATAAAAATGTGAAGAGAAACATTAATCCAAATCCTTTTTGGCGGGCAGGCTTCTTGGGCCCTGATCAAACTAAACCTTTTGATTGGAATCAGAGAGGCTTGCAGAACGAGCAGGAGCCCAATCGGAATTTTGTAGACAATATTGCTAAGTATGGCCCTGGTGGAAATTTGACAGGGAGAGAAGAACTAGCACGGCAAAGACAGTTACTCAAACTACAGAGACTTAAAGAAGAAGGCCATCCTTGGGCGATGAAGCCTGAAAACCAACAATATTACGATTCAGGTGTTGTCAATATCGAAGGTGCTAAAGCAAATATAGGTAGCAGTTCATTTACTGGAGGTGGAGATCAATCTAGTGCACCAACAGTTAATCCTGGGGCTGACAGAGAAAGAAACCAGCAGTCGGACATGGCGGCAATGCTTCAGCAGTACGGAAAAGTTCCACTTGATCCTGCTGGTGGTGCAGTCATGGGCGCTGCTATAGGCTTAGGAGCTAGCGGTGGCAAGGCTTTACCTACATTACTAGGTGCAGGTGCTGGGTATCTTTTAGCAAGAAGTAACAGCATTTTACTTCCCGGACAAAAACCTGAAGGAGAAAGTGAAGCATTTGATGCTAGTCAGGCTATAGATGGAACGGCTCCAGTTGAATCTCAAACAGAAGTAGTGTCACAAGAAAAGGCAGATATCTCAGGGATGTATCCAGGGGTTGATCAGCTAGGTGAAGGAGGAATGGCCTTTGCTCCCGGATTTACGAATGCAGCAGCCAACAGAAGCAATACGTTTGGACAGGATGTAACTACGTTATTAGCTCAATCAGCAAAGACGACAGGAGATCAAGTGCAAGGTGGCAACATGCAACCACAAATTGGAACCGTTGCCGGAGTTGCCGGACTGGAGGTTCCTGCCCCTGGAGGACAACCTGGAAATGTTCCTAACCCAGCTGATGAATTGGTGGCATCATTCAGTAAAGGACGAGTACCTCAATACATATATCAAACTCTCGGCGGAGGATCTTTGGTATGACTAGATCTAGAAGACCCGAGCACATGAAATACAAAGAAGGTGCTAGGAGATCCTTCCGACCAAATGAGTGGTACGTCGACAAAAGGAGAGAACGAGAAGCTAATAATTTCTTGGCAGGTTCGAAAGGTGGAGTTCCTAACAATCCGGCGAATATAAGATCATTCGAGCCAATACCTGCGCCTATAGACCCTGCTAGATCAATGCAAGGTGATCAAGTCGTCAGAAGAAATCCATATGGTGACGGAGAGCAAATTATTGATGGTGAAAGAGCCTTATGGAGAAGGCCTAATCAACGAGGTTCATCCTTTGATCCTCCTCCTGTTCCTGTCGAAAGAACTGGGAAAGTGAGACGACCAAATGATAAAAAAGCCAGAAAAGGAACGAGTACATCGATTGGCCTTATGAATACTGGTCCTCTTAGAGATGTCTCACATTTTTAATTTGAATTTTCAGTATTCAATTCTCAGTAAACTTTGTATAGATGGGTAATTAAATGGCAACGAGTAGTTCAAACAAAATGCCACTGTTGGTCGACAGGCCAATGCATTCTTTCGCGACGATTGGAGGAACTGCGGCATTAACAACAGCAACAAATCTGAATACGCCTGGCACAGCCGGTTGTGTACTGCTTGTTGATTGTTCAGGAAACGACGGTGCTGTGGTAGATAGCTTATCTATCCTCGCCTTAGAAGCAAATACGACGGCAAGAGCTGTTCTAGCTTTCTTGAGTACAGCAACAACGGCTGCGAGTATAACGACTGCTAATACTGCATACGTAGCAGGAGCGACCATTGGATCTACTGCAAAAGGTGACAGGACAAATGTTCCATTACCTGCTTTATCTGTTCCAGTACCGAATTTAGCGAGCCCAGCTGCAACAGTTAATTCATATCCCAACGAATTAGAGAAGAAGAATACAGGTTTATATATTCCTTCCGGTGCATTGCTTTATGTCGGAGTTGATCAGGCAATAGCAGCACCTAGTGCAAATACCAGAGTTCATGTTTTTGCCCAAGGCGGATTCTTCTAAACCATGCCATCACTTGTCGATAGCGGAGCTTATTTAGACCAGCTCTATCAAGAAAAATTTGGTAGAGTTCCAGATGCTGAAGGTAAGGCATATTGGAAGGCTGAGTTAGAGTCTGGAAAGACAAGTCCAGAAAAGATTGCTCAGATATTTGATAATACTGACGAAGCAAAACAAGTTAAAGAATCAAAGGCACAGGAAACTAGAGATTTCCTTGAGAAGACCTATGCAGAAGAATTAGGTCGAGAGCCAGATACATCAGGAGCAGAATATTGGGCTAATGAAATAACTTCAGGAAGGCAAACTCAAACTGATGTCCTTAGAAACATCAGGGGAAGTGAAGAATATCAAGAACAGCGAGAGCCGGAAGGTATTCCCGAGGAATGGGGGAGACCAGCCTCTGAAGAGCAATGGCAGCAACAATACGACAATCAATTCAATTCAGCAGTAGGTGATATTGCTGAACCACAGTTAGAGGAAGAAGAATCTGTACCAGAAGATCAAGAAGCGCCTGCATCTGATATCCGATATGACCCAGAGAGCGAGAAAGGAAAAAAGGGAGCTATCAATGATATTTATCGAGATATTTTAGGTAGAGATAGTGACCAAGGTGGTGCCGACTATTGGTATGACGAACTCGAATCAGGTAGACAGACTCTCGATGACATTAGATCTAATATTGGAAGGTCAGAAGAAGCTTCGAATGTAGAAAGCAACAAAGCATTTATTGAGGAACAATATCAACAGGGCTTGGATCGAGATTCTGATGCAGGCGGGATGAGTCACTGGCTTAAGGATTTAGCTACAGGCCAGTCTCGTGACGACGTTGCTGCTAATATTCGTCGTTCGGATGAATATTCAACTCAAGCAGATGATTACTTGGATGGACTATACGAAAATATTCTAGAAAGAGATCCAGACGACGAAGGTATGGAATACTGGAGAAATGAATTAGTTAGTGGTAATCAGACAAGAGAGGAGGTTAAGTCAAATATCAACAGAAGTGATGAAAAATGGTTAGGAGATACGTACAAGGAATTACTCGGCAGGTCTCTTGGCAATGAAGGTAGAGATTACTGGCTTGATGATATAGAACAAGGACAAACAAGGGATCAAGTTATTGCCAATATAAAAAGATCAAGTGAATACTTGAATCGGCAAGAGAAGGCATGTCCCACTGGACAACATCTGGAAAATGGGGTTTGTGTTAATGATGCAGTTACAGAATGTCCCGATGGTCAGCGCTTAGAGAATGGTCAGTGCGTTGATGATGTGATATTTTGCACAATGGAACTGTGTCCTGACGGACAATCTAAAAATGAAAACTGTGAATGTGTAGATACCGAAGAGACAGAATGTCCTGCCGGTCAAACAAGAAATGCTTCTGGGGTATGTGTGCCTGACCAACATGGTGATCCAGAAGAATGTCCTTCCGGCCAAACAAGAAATGCTGCTGGGGTATGCGTAGTAGATGAGGCAGAAGAAGTAACAGAATGTCCAGATGGATACGTTAGGAATGAATATGGTGCTTGTGTAGAAAAAGCTGGTACATGGACAGGAGAAGATCCAACTGAAGACGATGATATTGGCAACTGGATGGGAGATGATCCAACCAATAAAATAAAAAACGAAGGAGATGAAACTAAGAAACCTTTAAGTACTACTGATGCACTCAATACGACAGAGGTGCTGGGAGGTAGGATGCCTAAACGAGGTGCTAATCCAGGGGATGGAGATCTCGGCTACGGAAGGGCTACTAATGAATATCGTGATCTGTATAACGGGGTTGGATATAGTGAATTGAAATCCAGATATGGAAGATTAAAGACAGATTACGATTCCGCGAGAAGGGAGGCAGACTCTTATCGTGATGCTCAGCGCGAAGACGAGACATCAAGGTTACGCAGTGGTATTACAGTTGGAGGGGCTCCAGGGTCTAGAAGAACTGATCTTCGATCAGGTAACACGGCTACCTCTGATCGATCAAGAAGAAGAGGTGTGTCGACTCGTTCAAACAGAGACAGAGATAGATCACCTAGTATGCAAGGCATTAGATCAGGTTTTTAAGTCATGGCAAAAGGTCTAGGAAGCCTAAGCCAAGGTTTCGGACTAAAGCCGGTCACGAAGGGACTTGGATTGAACAAAGCAAGAGGGCTTTACCCCAGTAAGGGGCAGGGTTTAGGTCTCTATGGCACTGCTCAATTCCCAACAATATTAGAAGCATATAATCGAGAATCTGATTACAAGAGGTGGCAATTAGGACAAGCGTATTATTTCGGAACAGGTAGAAGTTGGGATGATTTATCTATTTACAGCAACAGTCGATTCACGACGGGTGCTGTTAGTGGTGTCTCTAAAGATATTGTCACGATGTTTCCCAGTGAAACTAGTCCAGAAAAAACTTGGTATGTAGGGCAAAGAACAAGGGGGAGCATAATCTTACCTCAACCTTTAACTGCTTCTCAGATATCAACCAATACAAGCGATCCTAATCCTGCTAATCATACGTTGACTTACAACGTGAGTGGTGTATTAACTTCTGCTCAGGTTGGAATCTTTTCTATTTTTATTGGCGATCAATTTGAAGATACAGCTTCTGGAACAACTTACCCAGATAATGTTATTTCCAAGCCTGAAGGTAGTGTTGCTCTTACCTTGATAGCAGCTAATACAGGTTCGATGACATTAGTGTTTGATTTGTCTAAAGCATATGGAAGAGTAAAAGATAATCAAACTATTTATTGGAAAAAATTACCATATGATCCATCTAATCCAAACGTATGGAACACAGGTGGAAGTCGTCACCTCTGCTCATCAACGAAACTATTTTGTTGTTGTCCTGATCATCTAGGAGGAGCCTTAGCAAACTTAGAATTTCCAAAAGGTGAAGTAGATCAAGACATGTTCCCTTTACCTAATGCAAGCAGGAATGTTCAAGCTGCTTGGGAAAGACAAGGTGCTGGTTATTACAGACAGTGGCGTAGTTTGAATAGCAGAGTAGATACGAGGCGTGAATGCAAGCATATGCATGCAATGAGGTGGGAATGTGGAATACCTTGGTATGAACCCAATGATTTTCCAACTCAATATTACGGTGCCAATCCAGACGGTCTTTTGACAGATTCCAGCATGGAGAGAGAATTTAGTGATGAGGTTTACGACGAATACAACGCAAGACATCGTGTTAACTACGATCGATACGCATTAGCTCTAGCTGAAGTCGTTGGTTTAGAATTATTCCCTGGTACTGATGTTCGAAACAATATCAGATCCGACGTTAGACCCATGCTATGGAATGACCACGAAGAGCCAGAAGCGAGTTGGTGCAGACTGAACGATTGGTGGTGTAAAAGAGGTACACAAGAGATAAAAATCTTTAATTCAACAGCACAGAAATTTGAAAGTACAGTAACAGTTGGAGGTGTAAGTTATCCAATGATTGAAGTCGTTAAAGAAGGATCAAATAGCGCTCCAGTAATCGTTCCTTAGAACTTCTTAGAATAGAAAGTATGGCGGCTTACCCTGAAAATACTGGTGGAATCATATCCGCTATCGAAGCTTGCATTATTGCAGCAGGAGGTACATTGACAACGGCATACAACAATAATACTGGCGGTATCATCCAAGCCCTTGTTGCTCTTCAAACAGCAATTGCAGGAATGGGTGGTGGTTCGGCAGTTGAAATTGAACTAACAGCAGCAACAAATTTAGCGATAGGTGATGCGGTTTACATTGACGCCAATGGAAAACTTGCAAAAGCGGCTCATAACTCAACACGAGATATAGCAACAGTTGCCGGGTTAGTTCTTGAAGCGGCAACAACGAACAATACCGCAAAATTAATCTTTGCAGGAAAGATAGATGTTACAGGCTGGTCTCAAGGAAACTTAACACCAGGGGCACGATATTTTCTGAACGGAACGGGAACAATATCCGCAACTCCTCCATCTAGTTCTAATCAATATGTTGTCTTAGTCGGAGAAGCCTTAACTGCAAATACAATTGCATTAAACATTGACGTTCCAGTGCTACTGAAGTAAATGGCAACACGCAAACCGATAATCTATATCAATGGCTATCCAAGCGAATTGGATATTGCTAGCGATCGTCTGAATACTCCGTGGATTTATAGAGCCTCCTCTGCTCCCACTGCTCAGACAGCAGACATGTGGTACGACACCACAAATAGTTTGCTCAAGATGTGGAATGGTAGCGCTTGGGAATCTGTTGGTGGAAGCAAAGTTTACATTCAAACATCAGCTCCTAGTTCAGGGATGAACGAAGGAGACTGGTGGCATAACACGACTGATTCAAGTACTAAAATATATCTAGCTGGATCAATCAACGCTTGGACTGCTGTAGGTGGTGGAGGCGGAGGGGGTTCTGGTGGAGGAACAGATACGTCGTTTCTTGAAAACGAATATCTGGTTACGACTTCATACACAATTGGTGATGGTGATGGTGACAAGAATGCCGTATCAGTTGGACCGATGACAATTCAAAATGGAGCAATTGTCACGGTTCCTGCTAACAGAATATGGGTGATCCTCTAAATGCCACAATACGGAAAACTAAAAATTGATGAATTTCTGTACAACAACTCAGGTACAGATGTCACTCTTGTTCTTAACAATATTGCTCTAAAGGCAAATCCTACATTCACTGGAACGGTAACAGTTCCAACAGCAACCGCAGGAGATAATAGTACTAAAGCAGCATCAACAGCATTCGTTGTAGCTAGTTTTGCTCCAAAGGTATCACCCACATTTAGTGGAACGGTAACAGTACCAACTGCTTCAGCCGACGACAACACTACCAAGGCTGCTTCCACTGCTTATGTTCAAACAGAACTAGGAGACTATTTAACAACAGCCACGGCTACGAGTACTTACGCACCAAAAGCAAATCCTGCTTTTACAGGATCAGCAACTGGAGTTAATCTCACTTTAAGTGGAGACCTCACTGTTAATGGTACAACTACAACGATTAATACGACAACACTTCAAGTAGAAGATAAAAATATAGAAATAGGCAAAGTTTCTAGTCCATCAGATACGACCGCCGACGGTGGAGGTTGGACTTTACTTGGAGCCACGAACAAGACATTCAACTGGGTTAATGCTACTGATGCTTGGACTTCTAGTGAGCATATTCATCTAATAGATAACAAGAAGTTATTTGTTGGAGGTGCATCAGGAACGACTGATGGGCTTGAGATTGTTCATAATGGTTCAAACAGTATTCTTAATGACTCAGGAACAGGAACTCTTCAACTACAACTAGGCGGTTCAACCAAGTTAGAAATACAGTCAGGTGGAATAAACGTAACTGGTGCAATTCAAGTTAACGGCTCTGCTTTAAGTACTGCCCCTCAAATTACGGCTACTGCATCAGGTGCTATTACCGCTGGTAACGCTGTAATCGTTAATGCAAATGGAACTGTTAGTAAAGCGACATTAAACGTAACTGCTAATAATGAATCTCAAATTACTGCGACTTTATCTGGTACTCCCCGTAGTACCTCTAGTGAGATGACTGGCGCATGGGATGAGTTTATGTGGGGCTACGACACGCAATATAGTGTTCTTCTTTGTGGTACTAGCAGTGTAGGTGGTAGTAATGATTATAAATTTAGAATGGCTAGCTGGACTGGAAGTGGTGATGGCACTTTCCCAGTATTAACTTCTCCTAAATTCACTGTCCCTAGTGGACAGAGACTTTGGGATATTGGCCCCATAGTCGAAGATCCTAATCAGAATAAACATATTATTTTTTATTCGACCAATAATGACTACAGCAATCCTTACTGCAAAGGTGCTGTTATCACTGTTACTAGTGCAACTGCTGCCTCAGTAGGTTCTGCTGTTAACTTCTCTGCTAGTGGAGATTATTTTTCTCCTTGGGGTTGCTTTGACAGCAACGTAGACAAATTTATTACTACTTATACGACTTCTTCAGGAGCCCTAAAAGTAAGAGCTTGTTACATTGATGGTACGTCAATTACTAATCATAGTGAAATAACTGTTCAAGATGGTACTGGTAGAACTTCAAGTGATAAAGCAAGACTTGTTTTTGATTCTACAAATAATAAAACTGTTTGTATTTACTCAGTAGGAGCCACCCTGAAAGCAAAAGTCATAACATGTGCTTCTAACGGAACTGTTACAGCGGGTAGCGAGGTAGCTATTACAAGTTCAGGTGACTTTCCTCACGCTGATTTCAGTACTAAAGACGGAAAGATAGCTGTTGTTTATAGGAAACCCAGTAATGGTTATCGTGTTATATGTGGAACGGTAAGTGGAACAAGTATATCTTTTGGCTCTGAATTTGATTTTGCAGGTCTTTCAACTAATGATATTAGTGTAAAAGTCAAATATTCTGCAGGATCTGAAAAGTTTATAGTCCTGTTCCGAGATAATAATACTAAATTACAAGGAGAAGTACTAAATTTATCAGGGACTACATTTAGTGAACATGCGGATATAATCAGTGATGAAGGAGCAGCTTGGGGTTTAGCAGGTGACCAAGCTATTCGTTATGGGGATAGAAACTCATTTACCTTTATATATGATCCTACTAAAGGGAGGGTAGCTTATCTTTATTCAGATAATGGTAGTAATGGCCCATACTATACTCACTCATTTGTAGATGGGGTTTCTGCGACAAATTTAACGACAGAGAATTATATAGGTGTAGCCGCTGCTTCTGCTTCGGATACCGCTACAGCTACTATTGATGTTTCAGGTGCTACTAACGCCAATCAATCTTCGTTAACACCTGGCCAAAAGTATTATGTTCAAGGTAACGGTTCATTAGGTTTAACAAAAGGTACTCCATCAGTATTTGCAGGCACTGCTGTAGCTGCTACTAAGTTAATAGTTAATGATCAGCAACCTATTCCCGTTTCAGTATGGGAAGTAGTAGCAACTCACGATTTATCAGATGGTGCTCAAACGATTAACAATACTGGTTGGTCTGATTCATACCAAATGTACAAGTTAGTTATAACAGGACTGAGTGGCCTTACTTCACAAGTCTATTTGCGTTATTATTTTGATGCCTCAGCATCTTCTACTGGTACGGGAACTCTTGCAACCTCAGACCACTATGATTACAAAAGATTTGCGTGGAGTGGGCAAATGGGCAGTGCCACTGGGCAGTATTACCATAAACTTTATAATAATAGTTCATCTGCTAACTGGTATTCTGTTGAATTAAATTTCCCAATGCATAGTGCAGGTTCAACATCTACACCTAAAGGTTGTTATGGAACTATGTACTTTGGAGGATTTTCTGTATTTAACGAAGTAGGTGGTTACTCTCACTCTGCTACAAATTCTCATTTTTTAAAAGGAGTTCAAGTTTATTTTCCTGGTGGTGTAACCAATATGGTAGGTAGATTAACCTTCCTTAGACAGAAATATGCTTAATTTATTCTTCTTAATCCTCCTTCAGGACTAGATACTCCTATAATCAATAGGTAATTATATAAGTCTTATGGCAGATCAGGAACTTGTTCGTCAACTAATTGAGAAAGTAAAAGAGCAGCAAGCAGTAGGCGCGAAATTTCAAGCAGTAAATAAAGCAGTGGACGAACTGAAGACAACTATAGCTCAGGAAGAAATAAATGCATTAGAAGAGGTCACACCTACAGATGTAGTTCCAGAGTAGACGTTAGCTTCTTCGGTTCAATTAAACTACTGATAGGAAAATAGAAGAAACCTATTCATGGCTTACGGTGACCTAAAGGTAAGGAATTTAATATGGAATACAGGCTCTGGAGATAACACAGTTGTCCTGAGTACATTAGCGACTACCAGTTCGCCGACTTTCACTGGAACGGTAACAGTACCAACTCCAACAGCAGGAGATAATAGTACTAAAGCAGCATCTACAGCCTTTGTAGTAGCATCCTTTGCTCCTAAAGCAAGTCCAGCATTCACAGGAACTGCAACAGGGGTGAATCTCACACTGAGCGGGGATTTGACTGTTAATGGAACAACGACAACTATTAATACGACGACACTTCAGGTAGAAGATAAAAATATAGAGATAGGTAAAGTATCAAGTCCTAGTGATACAACTGCTGATGGAGGAGGTTGGACTTTAAAAGGTGCAACCGATAAGACATTTAATTGGGTTAACTCAACTGATGCTTGGACTTCTTCTGAACATATTGCGTTAGCGAGTGGTAAATCTTTCCAGGGAAATCTGACTGGAAACGTCACAGGTAATGCTTCTGGAAGTGCGGCAACGGTTACGGGTGCTGCTCAAGCTGCAATCACTTCTGTTGGAACGCTTACTGGTTTAACTGTTAGTGGTAATACAACAATTAGCGGAAATTATCTTGATATTCAAGACACTAAAAAATTACGTTTAGGTACTGATGGTGATTGCCAGTTCTATCATAGTGGAGGTGCAAATTTTATAGAAACAGGTAGTCAAATAATTCATATCCAAAGTGATTCTTCTATTCGATTACAGAAGAATACAGGTAATGAAAATATGTTGGTTGCTAATGCAGGCGGCTCAGTAGATTTATATCACAACAACTCAAAGAAAATAGAAACCACAGCGACTGGCGTTACGGTAACTGGAACGGTATCAGATTCAATAGGTGATGTAAGAAAACTTGGATATACAAGTACAAGTTCAGCCTATACATTATTACAATCGGATAATGGTAAGTTTATAGAAATGGGAGGCGGAGGAGTAACAGCTCCTTCTGGTATGGCCGCAGGAACGATGATAACTATTGTAAATGTTGCGTCTGCAGATCAGACTATTACTCAAGGTTCTAACTTTACTTTGACTAATGCGGCTGATGCTTCTACAGGTAATAGAACCCTAGCTTCAAAAGGAATGGCAACTATTTTATTTCTTGGGTCTGCACAGGGCTCTATCACAGGTGCAGGGTTGTCATAATGCTCTACTACATCTACTTCACACATAGAGAGGTTATTTAACATGTCACCAATGCAGCAAATTTTTCTTGGTTTAGGTGCAGTTACTACGAAAACTTACGTTGACGATGTGTTCTCAACATACGTCTATAAAGGAAATTCAACAGCTAGGTCGATTACTAATAATATAAACCTTACAGATAACGAAGGGATGGTATGGATAAAAAATAGAAGTAGCGCGAATAATAGTGTTATCCAAGATACTATTAGAGGAGCAGGAGCAACAAAAAAACTTTGTAGTAATTCAAATAAGCATGAAAATTCAGGGGTTAATAGTGATACTAGGGATGGGTATATTAGTGCTTTTAATAATAATGGATTTTCTTTAGATAGAAGTGGTTCAGCAGCTGGTTATGATTGGCAAAATGTAAATAAAAATTCTAATGATTATGCAGCTTGGACATTCCTTAAGAAACCTGGTTTCCTAGATATTGTTACCTACACTGGAAATGGTACCGCTGGTCATCAAATTGCTCATGAATTAGGCTGTATGCCTGGCATGGTGATAGTTAAGCGTCGTAGTGGTGAAGCTGGTGATTGGCTTATTTGGCATAGAGGCGTTCATCCAACTGATGCTGGAGATTATTTCTTATCACTGGATACAAATTTTCAAGCATATGACAATTCAAATATATGGAATGATACAAATCCTACAGCGAATCACTTTACTGTCGGCGGTGAAGCAGGAGCTAATGCTAATGGCGCTGAACTTGTAGCCTACGTATTTGCAGGAGGTGAATCCACATCCGCCACTGCACGATCTGTCTTTTTCGATGGCGATGATGACAGACTAACCTTTTCAGCTACAAGTGATTTTGCTTTTGGTACTGGAGATTTTACTCTAGAGTGTTGGGCAAAAAGAGCAGAAGATAATGATGCATATTCAAGATTAATGGCCTTCGGCCCTTATTGGAACAATAATGATTCTAATGGTATTGCTTTTGATGATGGAGATCACGCTAATAAAATAACTTTTTCATCTTATAGAAATATCAATCAAGGCGATGTTCCTAGTAATGGAAGAGTATTAGTCTCAAATTCAAACGTATATACTGGTCACTGGTATCACGTAGCCGTAACAAGATCATCAGGTGTTTTTAGATTATTTATCAACGGAATATTAGAAGACACAGATAGTTCAATTACAAGTAGGGCTACAGAAGCATCTGCCACTAATACAATGGCTATTGCTGGAACAGTAGATAGGATGGTAAGTGAACCTTTTGACGGGAATATTTCTAATGTACGAGTAGTAAAAGGAACGGCACTTTATACATCTTCATTTAGGCCACCAACTAAACCACTTACTAACGTAACTAATACCAAACTTCTTTGTTGCAACAATTCCAGCACGACTGGAAGTACCGTTACTCCAGGAACAATCGTTGCTGATGGTTCACCTATTGCTAAAACAGATTCACCATTCGATGACCCTGCTGCATTTACTTTTGGAGACGCAGGGGATCAAAACGTAATCAAGACGGGTAGTTATACAGGAAATGGAAACGCCGACGGTCCTGAAGTTTATCTAGGATTTGAACCATCTTGGGTCATGTTGAAAAACACTACTGGAACTGGCAAATGGATGATGGCTGACAGTATGAGAGGGGCTGTTACTGGAGGGGATGACCCATATTTAGATGCATCCGACTCGGCTGCAGAATATACAACTTACGACTGGATTGAATTTACTTCAACTGGATTTAAGTTAAAGAATACAGGTGCTGCTTTGAATACTGATGGTAGTAACTACGTCTATCTATGCATAAGAAGACCTGATGGATACGTTGGCAAGCCTCCCGAACTTGGTACGTCTGTATTCGCTATGGATACAGGTAATAGTAGTGAGACGATTCCTGTCTTTGATAGTGGATTCCCTGTTGATTTTGCACTTATGAGAATATTTGCAGGTGCTCAAGAATGGTACACATCTGCAAGATTGATCTCTGGAAAACGTTTATTCACAGATGGTGAGAATGCTGAAGCATCTTTAGATGGAATGACCTTTGACTCAAGCTCAGGATGGGCTAAGAAAGGAAGTACTTATTCTTGGGGAAATACATACCAGTCATGGATGTGGAAACGCCACGCTGGTTTTGATGTGGTTTGTTATGACGGATCAGGTGGTAATCAGACTCAAAAACATAGCCTTGGTCAAGTGCCTGAGATGATTTTTACAAAGCCAAGATCATTTTCTGATTGGTGGGGTGTTTATCATGTAGGTACTGGAAATAATAAACTTCTGAGATTAAATAATAGTGATGCTGCATATGTAGATGCTTATCCATGGCAAAGCACGACACCTACTTCAACTGTTTTTTATCTAGGACTAAATAATGCAATTAATAAAAGTGGAGAAAAATATTTGGCTCTTTTATTTAGCAGCGTTGACGGCATCAGCAAGGTCGGATATTTTGACGGCTCAAGTTCTACTCAAACCATAACCACAGGATTTGCGCCCAGATTCCTCATATTGAAATGTGCAAGTCATGGTGGAGACTGGTTTGTATTTGATACTGTAAGAGGTTGGAGTTCAGGGAATGATCAATTCCTTATGTTAAATGCAAATACTGCACAAGGTGCGTATGACTACGGTGCTCCTACTTCAACAGGATTTACTCTGACTGTTCATAATGATCATAATAATGCAGGTCGTACATACATTTATTATGCCCATGCGTAGTGCTGGCCGAATAGACCCTAATTTTGCGTTACCACCAAAAGAAGACTAAGCTTACATAACGTAAGATAAGTCTCGCATGACATTACTTGACCAAAGAGAGAAAGCAAAACGATCAGTCAGGCAGCAACAGAACCGCTGTGATTTTATTAATTATCTATATGACCGCTCTGGTCGTCATGATTTACCAAAAGGCCAACACCCCCATGCTGTTTTTACAGGGCTAGCAGAAGACTTTGCTTTGGAATTGGGTAGAGAAATTGTCGAAGACATGTCTAATAATTGGCATATTAAAAATGTAAGAGATGGGTTAGAGGTCAGAGACAACGCCAAGAAGATTGTTTTCGAGCAAAAAGATGAAGCTCAGAATTAGTCAGCCTAATCAACAAATCGAAGCAATGGTTGGTGCTAGGGAGTTCTTGCTTCGTTTAACTGATACAAAGGAAACACCAAGGATTCCTAGAGAAGTCAGAAGAGAAGCAAGAGCAATCATGAGACACTTCCCACCAGAACATGAGTTAAGACCCCTATTGATTAAACTTTTGGATAAATAAATTACCTACAATAGGGAATAAGTGCCTATTAGAAAATATTCTCATGCTCTTTGCTGGAAGTAGATCAGAGGTTGGTCCATTGTTGGGAATTGGCCCCGACCTTGGACAACCTGAACCAATGCAAGAGCGAAATCAAATTTGCCTGCAAACAGATCCTCCACAGTGCTTTGACGTGAGTGATCCTTTTGATACTTCTTTAGATACTCGTTCTCCTTTAGACAATCCAAGTCGCAAAGATTTTGAAGATGAAATGAAACCTGGAGAAGGAGGACCACCGTCTGATTTTAATCTTCAAGATTTTCTAGTTCCTATAAAAAAAGCAGAAGTTCCTGATACTTGGAACGAAGGAACTGGAATTGAAAAAGGAGGTTATGAGAATGCTCCTCAATGGTTAAGAGATCAGATATGGAAACAAGACTTAAGAAGAAGACAAGAATTAGGTTTGGAACCGGTGGCTTATTGATATGAATGAAGTAGATAAAATACTGGCCGCGCTGGATTCATTAATGCAATCCAAAGGTGCGGGTGAAGGAATCATAAGAGCGGCTCAACTTGGAGATGTGACAGCAAGAAGTTTGGTGAGTAAAGCAGCTAGAGATATAGATAAGTTGCAGGAGATGACTGGGCCAAAAATGTATCAAGCAATTGAGCAGGCCGAGATCCAAGCACTGGCAGATCGAGCAGGGGTCAGTGCAGAGGAAATGCAGGGAAGAATTAACACTGATGATGTAACTCCTAAAAAAGTTAATCAATTAACCAAGGAAGAGTTCTATCAAAAATTTCCCAATCAGGCAGTATCTGACAAAGAACTTTTCCTGTCAAATATTCTCAAAGATTCAAAGGGTGCAGGAAAAACAGTTGATGAAGTATTTGATAATGCTTTTATACACGGAGTAAAAAAGCTTGGGCTCAGTCAGGAAGAAGCAAAGACTTACGCTAGTGGAATTATTGGAAAGATTACGACCCCTGAACAACACACTCCAGCCGGTCCAGAATTGCTAGCTAAGTTAAATCAAATCGAAAAGACTGCACCTACTCCTGTGTCTAAAGGTGGCGTAAAAATGGCAGGAAAATATGCAAAATATATCGTACCTTTACTGGGCGGTACTAGTGGTTTGTATCTATTAGCAGATGCTTTAAGTGATAGTGAAGCAGAGCGAATGCCATCTCCAGTTAATGAAGATGAGGCAGCAAAATTAGCTGCTGCTGAATTATTAGCACAAGCCGTAAGTTAACAATTATCGAAAAACAATTACGCAAATTAATTAAACTTAGTCTGAAGGCTCAAGCTTGTACATCCAGAAAAGAGGCCAAGAAATTGTTAAAGAAAGAACTAAAAACTCAAAAGAAAATCCAATCAAAACAATTAACTAAATGAACTTTTACAGCGATCCAGAGGCTTTCCAATTAGCCATATTGTTCCCGTTTATTCCTTTGATCTGCGTGGCAGTAGTAACATTTATCCTCGGCTACGACACCAGAGAAGATGATGACGACGATGATGATCGAGGCACTCTTCAGCCTGCTTGGTATCCAACTTGAAATAAGTTAAACTTCGGACTATGCATCCGATGAATTGTTACAGTCTCAGTTTGGCCCACTTTCGCGGCCCAGTCGTTTTTCGTGGCGAGTGGTGGACTGGGTTCTTGCCCTGCAACCATAGGGCTCATAACCCGAAGGTCGGAAGTTCAAATCTTCCCCCCGCCACCAATTATTAAGTCCAGTTAGCTACTGGGCTTTTTTAGTGCTATAAAGGGATCTGAAGGAATATTTTATGTAAATGGATCAAAGCCTTCATGAGTTCAGATCGTTCTTATTGGGACTTTTTCGGCCCACTTTTTGCAAGAAACTGGGCCGTCTGCCCACTAATTGCCCAGATTTTGGCCCAGTCCGTAGGGTTCGTTTTGTAAAACTGGGCCGCGTGATATGAATTTACCAATCAAAAAGTATATTGCTTTTTTAGAGGAATGCGATTATCGCTGGAACATGCTTACTCGTGGTGACAGTAAATATATTTATGTGAGGGATAGAGATGATCGAAACACAAGAATTTCACTCAAACCAAGAAGGATAGATAGCGATCAAGATTGTGAATGGGTCTGCAACAAAATCAAAGTTATTGATCAAGGCGTTTGGAGTGATGATGATATTCAAGAGGAAGAACTTAATATTTGGCAAAAAGACGAAGCAGCGATTAAAGGATTTTTACAAAAGAGAAATAAAGGATCTACGAATAAAAATTATTTTTCTTTATTAAAACAATTAAAAGAAAAACAAATCAAACAATCTTATAAAGCAATTAACGAATGGTTAAAAGAAAAACAATGTGGAACAAAACCTTTCCAGACCCGATTGGAATTTATTAGACAACTTCAAAAGTTCTATGGAAATCCTGCTTGGTTCACGGATGAACAGTATCGAGCAATTCGAGATCTTCATGCAGAACAACGTAAAGAATTGACTAGGAATTTAGATAAGCAAGATTTGAGACAAGTTCGAGGAATCGTTTCAAGAGAAGAAGCAGAAATTTATTTAGATAAGTACTTCAAAGAGTTTCCATGGCAGTGCTGGGCTATTGCAATGATGATGTGTTACGGCCTTAGAAATCATGAACTGTGGTACATCAAAAAGCTGGAAAATCTTTTTATTGAGGTACCGAGGCGACTTACTAAGTCAAATGTAGATCGAATAGTCTGGCCTGCATTTGCTGAGTGGGATGAGAGATATGGATTGTTTAAAAATTTTGACGAGTATCAGTTTTATTTACGCTGGAAAAGAAAACCACGTATAAAAAGCATTTCAAATCCACTCACTCGAACTTATTCGATTGATGACGAGGATATTTATTTTGATGGGATAGGAGATAACAACGACGAGCTAGGGGAATATTTAACTCGCAACACTTTAGGAATAAAGCATAACGGCATTACGAGAGGGGTATTAAAAGGAAGATTTGGCAAAACTGGACCTACTGCTTACGGAAAGAAAGGGAGAGCAGAACGCTCAATGCCACCATTGCTAGTTAAATCTCCAGTCAAAAGGTCAAGGAAGAAAATAGAGGTTCGACCATATGACCTTCGACATACATGGGCAGTCTTTATGCATACTGATCCAGCGTTTAAAAGATTAAAGACAGTCGAAGAATGCGCTGAAGCGATGGGACATGGCTTAGCTGTTCACAAGCAAGAATATCTGCTTTGGCTAAATAAAGAAGATGAGAAAAAGGCGATGATCAGAAACCATCAACACCCTTACGTCGCGTAGTCAAACAAATGAGTATATTTACCCTAATTTCACCTATACACCATAGATGGTGTTGAAAATTCTTTTATTGTCACACTTTGACGCTATTCTATTCAGAACGTTATGAAAGGCAGACGCATGCCCAGACAACAAGATCTTATGGTCGATGAAATGATCGATCATTTGAACGTGGTTCGTTTCGAAGGAGAAGCAAAGACTTACCTTGAAACACGAGGCATCAAAATCGAATCAATTCCTCATGGGGAAATTGACCACGAAGCTAGGACAATTGATTTCAGATTGCATATACCTAGGTAGCACAGCATCCTCTTTACTGAAAGAAATAATCTTCACGAATGAAGGATGGGAGTTGGTCAAGTTTGGAGACTGCGACTTGTTCCCCGCACCAGAAACAATCTTGAATTGCTTGGCAAGTATTCATAAAAGATCGGTAGTAAAAGAGCTTCAGGAGGAACTTCAATAAAGGATTCTGCTGATCTCTGATTAAGGTTTTAATATTCTCGGCCTTTTTTATTAATGACCAGAATCTAAATTCTTCATGCAGCTCCATCTTTCTCCTCTGGATCAACTATTTCGTCGGGGAATTCCATAGCAAATTCCATGTATTGGATGTCGTCTAATTGGTGAAGCGGAATACCAGACTTCGAGAATTGAATCTTGCGCTTTTTATCTGGCTTGTGATCCTCGAAGTTGGAGCTGGTCATTTTGCCGCCGCTTGCTTTCTAGCTAAGCGCCTTTGTAATGATCCACTCGATTGACGAACTAAACGCTCAACCTCTGATAATTTCCAGATCTTTTGAGAATCATCATTTAAAGGGTCTTTCGTGATGTAATGAGTTCCCTTGGATGCAATTGGATAAAACCGCCTTTCTAGAGTTTTTGCGGAGATTCCAAAGTGTTTGCATACTTGGGTTTTACTTATCCAGCGTTCTGCCATTGAATCGACCTATTGGTCTATCTAGTGTATGCTTTATCTTGCATAATGCAACCCACTTAATATATAAGTATCTTGCTAACTGAAAATGGCCGAAGTCGAGGAAAAGAAGAAACTATCTGAAGAGGAGAAAAAGAAAGCAGAAGCAGCTAAGAAAAAGAAAAAGGAGCAAGAAGATGAAGATGCTCCTCTTTGGCATGACTTGCTGTCTGCATCTATAAAAGTAGCGGTCCTTGGGTGGTCGATCACAATGTTGACATTATCCTACGTACGTCTACCTGAGAAGTTGACGTTTGGAACAACAATAATTCCAATCCCTGAGCAAGGAAATATTGATCCAACTTTTCCTGCCTCTCTCCTGGGAAGCCTGCTAGCTGGATTTGGAATCCAGGCAGCGAACGGGAAGAAGGGAAATGGGAATAGCGGAGGAGGTGCTTTAACAGAGGAGAAATTATTGAAAATTCTTGCTACGTTAAACAGCAATGAACAGATCATTCGTGTTCAGACTCCTATTCGCATCGTCGGGGCAGAACTCGTACAATCAGAGAAGCCAACTAAAGATAGTTAATGTCTGACTCTGGAATAAATCTTGATGCTTCTCAAGAGATCAAGATCACAGTGATGCAGTTAAAGATAGAGCGTCTGGAGGAGAAGCAAGCGGACCTCAGAGAGAGGCTAAAGGTAGTAGAGAAGTGGGTCATCGGAGCTGCTGCGGTCTTAAGCTTTGGGACCGTAGTTGTAGGATTTGCTACGAATATAAGTAAGGCATACCTCTAAAATTTTCTGAAAATTATTTTTCTCTAAAGTATAGGGGAGAGTTGTATTTAAGTAATGAAACGGTTCGCTGTTTTAATTGGGTTGCTGTCGATATGTGGACCGGCTAATTCCGAAGTTCACCATCGGATTCAATCAAGTATTCAATTAACTGTCGATGGGGCTAGTACAGTCTCGAAACGTATTCCATCGACAATATCGGTAAGTGGAAGCAATATCGCTGTGGGGAGTGGAAATAATGATACATTTTCAGGTTTGACCGCAGGCTCAGCAACGGCCAGTCCGACAGGGGTTATGGGAAATTTTGGAATTCACACTGCTGGCCAGAGTTTCAGTTTCAGTAATTCGTACCTACAGGGCGACCCTATAGCTACCTTGAACTCAGGTAATACTGTATCGACTACGACGGGGCAAGTTCAATCCTTACCTTCTTACGGAGACACCACAGTATTTGCAGGCGGAACCAAGGGAACTTTGGCTGGAACGTTGACTTCAGCAGGGGGTGGAACTTTGACGATAACCGGCGGAGCGAGTGGTACTACGGCTATTGGACAGCATACGCAAGAGATAACAATACGCTAGGATGAAACGCCTAGTTGGGCTAATATTTTTATTACTTAGCTGGGCAGATCCCAGTCATAGCGTGCCTGTGGTGCCAAATTATACATCTGGAAAATTAGATAGCACTACAACTCAGCGGCAGGTTATCTCGGAGGTCATCGTGTCAGAAGACTACAATTCAGGATTTGTGTATAGCGTTTCTGGTACAGGAATACAACCGAGTACAGGTCACATAAATGCAACAGGTTTAAGTACAATTAGTCATACGACGACTTCAGGTGGTACGTCCACATGGACAGGGTTAGATTTAGACACGGCTCCAAACTGGTCACTAACAACGCCAGGCGGAACCTTTACAATGACACAGAGTTACCAAGGGCCAGGACTTCGGAACCGCACCACCATAACGAGATCACAAGAAATCGAAACGACGATAGTCAGTTCAAGCGTATTCAGTCAGTAGCTGCAGGACTTCTCGGTATATTCTTATTCCCAATAAATGTATTAGCAGATGTAGGTGGCGTGTCTGCTACCTCTAATCCTGTCGCTAATAGTTCAGGGTCAGCAACTGTGAACGCATATCAAGTGTTGACTGGAAATTTTATTAACTCAACGTTTGGTCGAAATGGCGTTGTATGCCAAGCAGAGACGATGACATTATCTCCATACGTTGGATTAAGCCATAATATAAAACGACCATTCGAAAGTTCATACCCGGAAAATGTTTACGATATGAGGGATATTGATGGTGACGGTGCCCCAGATAATCCAGGGAGCGTGCTGTTTCAGAAAGAGGTATTAACTCAGCAGAAGGATAATCACGGGTTAAATTATGGCCTAACGATTCAGTGGTCTAGGCCACTAGATTCAAAGCTACAATCACTGTGCAAAGAAGCAGCCAGTAAAGAGATTGCATTTCGTCAAGCAGAATTAAATCTAAAAGTTCTGGACTACGAAATTTCACGACTCAAGCACTGCGGTACCTTGAAAAAGGCTGGGATAACCTATTCTAAGACCTCACAATATGCCTCAGTTTGTGGCGATATTGAGATTGCTGAAAGTCCTTTTTCTGTCCCGGACCATACCCATAAAATCAATCTTAAAAAAGTAGAAGCCAAAGAAGGGTCAGAAAAAAAACAAGTAAACAACAAAGATAAAGGACAACAAACCAACGCATCTACTTCTTCAGACTCTTCTGCTCTGCTCGGCGTTCACGAACTGAAAGCACCTTGGGCTTCTTCCCTAGACGACTAAGAATTTTCTTC